CAACGCGGTTGGTGCGGACGCTGTCAGCGATGCGAATAGCCACGGGTCACTTCTCCTGCGAGCGCCGCTCGCGGTTGATCTTTTCGGCGCCCTCGCGGGCAATCTTGTGCGCCTTCTCCGACGACATCGAAGGATTGGACTTCTTCAACTGCTCGGCCGCCTTCTCGACGGTGGATCGCTTGACGTCAGACATTCGGGCCTCCCTTCCGCATGGCCGGCGCCGCAGTCTGCGTCGAGATGGTGCGGACCATCTGGGAAATGACCTTCGCCACGTCCTGCGACTGCGCCTGCTCGGCCTGCTGTTCAGCATACCGCCGCCGCTCGGACGAGGCAGAGAGGAATTGTGCGCGGGCCTTCTCCCAAACGGAAAGCAGCCGCTCGGGATGCTCGCGCCGGACGACATCTTGGTCGTAGGCGATGAATTCGTCGCCCATCGGCAGACGCTCGTTATGCGCCAGGCGCCACTCGCCCACGTCGACGACGAGGAACACCGGAAGGACGTGCTCCTTCCCGTCGACCGTTGCGGTCACGCGCTTTCCCAGTACGCGCGTCAATGCCTGACGCTGCGATGTGGGCTCGCCCTCGCGGTCGATGCCGCCGTCGACGAAGTCGACGAGGTGGGTGTCCTTGATGCTTTTCAGTCGGATCGTTCGCTTCATCGGTCGTGCGCCTCGTAGGAGGGAAAGAGGAAGGGGGCCGGGTGGCCCCCTTCCTCGTCGTCAATCTCAGGTCTTATCGTAGATGATCTTGACCCCGTGCTCGTCGGTGTGCTCGGCAACAGCCCAGCACCAACGACCCACGGCGAGGAGCGAATCCTTGCCCAGATCGTATTCGAAGCCGAGCGAGGGCTCGTACCGCTCGGTCAGCTCGGCGAAGCCGCGCACGCTGCCCGGAGCGCCAGTCTCGCCGCGGCCAGCGACAATCAGGGCACCGACGCGGTCGGCGGCGCCGGTGTTCGCCGTGGCCATGATCGCCTTGTTCGCCGCGTAGATCGGAATCCCGGCGAACGAACCGCGGAACCCGTTGCGCGACACGTCGGGGCGGTGGTTGAAGAACGCGAGGTCACCCGCGCCGCCGCCAGTGAAGATCGACGACAGGGCCGCGCCAGCACCAGAGGCCGCCAGCGTGCGCAGGTCGGCGACGCCAACCTCGTCGAGGACGAAGACCAGGTCCTCGCTCGCCGGGTTGTTGTCGAGCAGCTTGAGCATCGCTTCAAGCAGCGTGGCGAAACTCAGCGGCGCGGCGGTGGGGTTGGCACCGCTGGACGACGCCGACTCCGACAGGCCCGAGAACAGCGCCAGGGCGTCCGTCTCGGCGCGGAGGTAGTGCGCCTCGAGGATTTCCGTCATCGCGTCGCGCACGAGCGGCAGGGCCGCGGGGCTGCCGGACTGGATGGCGGCGACGACCTGCGAACGCGCAACGCCCGGCAGGGCGAGCTCGATCGCATCGGTGGTCAACTCGACGCCCTGCACCTTGGTGGTGGGCGTGATCGTGACGTTGCTGGCGACACCGAGCGCGACAGCGGACGCGGTGAAGTCGACGCCCTCGCTGTCGTCGACAGCGGCGGCGATCGCATTCTTCTTACGGATCTTGCGGTTCTTCGTCGCGCGGCCCGAGATGTCGGCCATGTTCAAGAAGGGCAGCAGCGCGTACTTGCCGCGGAGGGGGTCAAGCGCAATCTGCGACATGACCTCGGTAAGCAGCCAATTGGCGACGGTGGTGGAAGTGGTCTGTGCCATGGTGTGGTCCTCTCAGGCGCTCGTGGCGCTTATGCGTTGGGCGCCTTGGTCGGGCGGGCAGAGAACCGCCCGACGCCAAGGGAATTGCTGCCAGCACGCTTGCCGAGCAGCGAAGAAAAGAATTGAGCGACGGCGCCGGGGTCGCGGGCCTTGATCTCGGCGAGCTTCTTGCCCGTCGGATCGGCAAGGGCCGCCTCGACGTCAACGGCGGTCACGGATGGCGGCGCACCGATCGCAGGAGCAGTGCCCACAGTCTTTGTCGCCGCGGGTGGCGCACCCGCGGCGCGAAAAGCGGCAAGGACCTTCGATTTCGCGTCGATCCCTTGCGCGTCGGCGTACAGCGCACGCACGGCCTCGGGCAGCGCGGCGGCCTCGGCGTCCAGGCGCTTGGCCTCGCTCTCCTCGTGCGCACGCCACCGCTGCGCCAGGGGCTCGACGGCCTCGAGCTCGGCGAGGCGAGACTTCGCCGCGTCGAGGGCCTTGGCGAGCTCGCCGGCCTTCTCTGCCTCCTCCTGCGCACGCTTGCGCGCGTCCCTATCGGCCTTGCGCGCGGCGGCGCCCTCGGCCTTCAGCGCGGCCAATTCGGCGGCAGCGGCGCGGAGTGCGGCAAGGTCCTCGACGGCGTCGGCCGGCGCGGCGTTGGTGCCGGCATCGGCCGGCGCGGGTGCGGAAGGCGCGCCCTCGGGGGCGGTGGTGGTCGTCATGTCATCGATCCTACTTGACTGGTTATGTAAGCGCAACGCACGACGTCACTTCCACATCACCTTGGCGATTGCCGCCCGCAGTGTGCGCCACTGCTCGTCGGTGAGCCCCATAAACGGCCGCGCCTTCATCGTCGGCGTGCCGTGGTGCAGCCAGTACCCGACGACGTTGTGCGGCGGCGATTGCTTGCCCGTGCGCTGCATCCGGTAGGCGCGTGACATCTGCCGCCCGGCGACGTGTGTGGAGTAATCGCCCGCGTCAGACAGCCGCTTGAATTTGCGCTCGGCTCGCGCATACCGCTTTTCCCCGCCGGCTTTCGGCGCCCACACCGGCGACGTGCCGGCATCGGGAGCCACGACGACACGCACGGATTCCTTTAGGATCTCAATGCTGCGTGCCTTGATCGAATTCATAAGCCCGCCCGACAGGCGAAGGTCAACCTTCGTATCCTCGCCGCCGCGCCGCAGGAATTGCAGGTGTCGCTTGCTGTAAGGCGCGAATTGCTGCCCGTTGGCATCAATGCCCTTGTTCGTCCGCTCCAGAATCATGCCGGGCACAAGGCCGGCGATTGTCTTTGCGATGCGCTCACCGCTGAAGGTGAGTTGCTGCCCGCGGCGGGTGACTTTGATGCCCATCATTCCACCTCGGCTTGTTGGCGCAGGCTTTCAGTGACGTCGACACCGTCGCCGCCTGCGGACGTATCGTAGATGCGATAGCCCTCGCGCAAGGCTTCCTCGACGAGCGTGGGCGCCCATGAATGCCTGCAATTGTAGCCTCCGCAGAAGTCGTCGACGGGTAGGCCCTGCTCGTTGTCCAGGCGCGCGGGCTCCGTTGCCGCCTTGCCTACCCACTTCGCGCAGAAGGGCCGATTCTTCCCATCCTTGGGTCCGACATAGACATAGACCAGATCGAATTCATGACCGATCTCAGCGGCGGCCGCCATGACCGCGCGACGGCCCGCGGCCATCACCGCGGCGTCAACGGCAGCCTGCGCGCGCCGCCACGTCGTATCCAGCAGATCCGCCACGTCGGCGACGACGTCGCCAAGGCTGCCGCCCGAGGCGATGCCGCGCGCGATCCCTTGGCGGATGACGCCCGCAGCCTCGTTGAAAATCGCGGCGACGTCGTCGGTTTGCCCGTTGACGATCATGTCGAGTTCTTCGCGCACACTTAGCGGCAGCGACGCAGGGGGCACACCCGCCACCGCGGCGACGGCCTCGACAGCGCGTGCGCCTGCACGTTGCGCCACGTCATCGCCTGCGAGACGCAACCTGTCCTCGACCTGCCGATAGACCGCAACGGCCGTCTGCCCCTGCCGGCGCACAAGACTGTCCTCGCCCGATTCGGTGTTGAGCCGCAGCATGGCGCGCAGCATGTCGCGCTCAAGCGCGTCGGCGAGTGCGCGCAAGTCGCCGATCGCGGCATCGGCGATGGGCCCGGCCGCGTCGGCGCCGCTCATTCCTCGTCCTCAGTGACCGCCGCGCCCGCGCTGGTTTCGCGCGTCGACGTAAAAGGCGAGCCGCTGACGCCCACGCCAGCGAGACGCACGGCGGGCGGGGCCTCGGCGACACGCTGCCCGAGGTAGGCAACGGCCTCGTCTCGCGTCGCCGACAGGCCCAACATCACCCGCGCATCGGCCTCGTCGATGACCTTGGCCGCCAGCAGGTCAAGCGTGCGCTGCGTTCGCGCCGCGTCGTCCTCAAACACCTTGGCCGTGCCCAACGTCACCGACGGATAGACGCCATCGAATGACGCGGGCGCATCGGGATCGAACCGCGCGAGCACGTCGAGAACGATCGGCAAGAGTTGCTGTTCCTCGAATCGCTGGAAGATCGGACGCATCTCGGCGATGCGCTGGTCGTGCGGCGCGTTCGCGATCAATCTCGACACGCCCGACTGCGGGGCGCCAGGCTCGACAGCGTAGGCGTCGGGGCTATTGCCGCGGCTGACGCCAAGCTCCGACAGGTCGCGCGAGGCGCTTGCCTCGATCGCGGCATGGTCTGCCGACGGCGTGAGGTATTGCAGCGACTCGCCCGAGGCGATGTGCAGCACGGCGTCGGGGCCGCCGACAAGCTCGCTCGTCTCGCGCATGGTGCCCGAATAGACGGCCTGTGCGTGCGCTTGCAGATTGACGACGTGCTGCCGATTGGAACGCGCCACGTTCAGCGTGTCGACGTTGACCGAGGCATCGCGATCGGGGTCGGGCCAGAATCCGCCCTGCGGCGCCTCGGTGCGCAGGAAGGCGACGGGCAGGCGCCCCTCGTATGCCTCCGACGCCGTCGCCTTGTGCCCGTCCTCGCTGACGCGCCGATGCGACCACGCGCCGAACGAGACGAGGTTGCCCATCTCGTCCTCGACGAATTCGCGCGACCACACCCACCACTGCTCCGACGCGCCCGTCTCCGTCGCCTGTCGAAGCGCGACGAACCAAAGTGCGTTGACGTCGTCGGGGGCAGACGAGTGCGTGATGGTCACGACGTCGTGGGGCCAATAGACGTGGGCGACCATCCGCCCGTCGTCCTCGCCTGCGATCTGTCGATACCCGACGACGATCGCAGCAGCCCGCGCACCCGTCGCGGCGCGGCGCTCGACCTCAGGCAGCATGACGTCGATGCCCATTTCGTCGAGGGCGTCGGCGAATTCCTCGGCCCGAGGGTCGTCCGCCGGCAGTGGTGCTCCATCATCGTCGACGAGGGACCGCTGCGCCGGGGTGGTGTAGACCCCGCTGTCCTGCCTTGCGAAGAAGCGCAGCCAATTGACCGGATCGATCGGCATCCGCTCGCCCGTGCGCGGATACGCACGGCGCAGGGCTTGCCTGACCACACTCTGCTGGTCGCCGCTGTACCGGATGGCGAGGCCCTTGATGACGCTGTCGTAGTCCGACGGCCGCTGACGTCGTCCGACGGTCAGCAGGTCGCGCAGCTGGTCGGGCGACCACACCCCCGCGTCCTTGCGGATCTGTGCGATGACGGCGTCGCTAGCGGCGGAAGTCAAGGGAATCATGCGCCCACACTACCACGCCGGGGCGCTTATGTAAGCGCAGCCCGTAAGCATGGAATTTCCAAACTTACCGTCCACCTCAGCCGACGGCGCCCCACTCGTCGAGCGCGGTCGACGCACGCACCGTCGACGACGCGCCCGGCCGGTCGACGGGCCACTGCCAGTGCGCCAGGTACCCGAGCGCGTCGACGATGTGCGACACGTCGGCCGCGCCGGTCTTCTTCTCCGGCTCGCCACTGCGGTCGTAGGCCTGCGTTTCAAGCGCCTTGACCAAGGTCGGGCAGGTGTCGCCGTCGACGGTGATCCGCCGGTCACGAAAGAGCACGTTCAGGGTGTTGACGCGGTCGCGCACGGGCGGGTTGCGGCTGCCATGCACAGGGCGGAATCCCGCCTGTAGCAGCAGGTGGACATCGGACAGCGACGACGTCGACTTGAGCGCGGTGCCTGATGCGTCGACGTAGGCGCTGATCTTCATCTTGGCGATTTCGTCGCGCGAGTACCGCCGCCCGCGCGTGCGCTCCATGTAGCGCCCGATCCACGCGGCCACGCGCTCGGCGTGCTCGTCTGTCGTCGTCCCGCCGTCTTTGATCACTTCACCCACGACGTGGGCAACGCGGCGCTCGTCGTCGATCTCGGCGATGATCCACTGCATCGCGCGCACGTTGAAGTCACAGCCGACGGCGAGGCGCCCGCGTCCAGGCTTGACCACCGCGGGCGCGACGGCGTGCGTCTGCCGGGCGAACCGGGCATAGACCCGCCCACCACGCGCGGTGCGCTGGCCTTCCAGTTTTTCGGCGATGGCCTCGTCGGTGCCCAAGCGCGCGCGGCTGTCGTCGATGTACGACGGCGGCAGGAACGGGTTGTCGCGCGTGCGGATGATGTACGCCCGCGTCGTCGGCGCCGGCTTCGCCAGCACGAGCTCGTACGCCGGGCCGTAGCCCTCGGGCGTGCCGGTGAGCAGCGTCTCCAGTGCGCCACCTACGCGCACGCGCTGCATGGCGGGTACAAGCGCCTCGACGTCGCAAAGCTCCCATTCGTCGATCCACGCCCCGACGGCGTTGATCCCTTCCGTCGAGCGCGGCCTGTCGAGGCTGCGGCACCACACCTCAAACTTGCGCGCCCTGCCCACCTCGAAAATGTGGGCCTGCTTCCAGTGCCGATAGGGAACGCCCCAGCGGTCAAGGTTCTCCGCGATCGACCGTTCCATCACGTCGCGGACCATCGGATAGGTCGGCTCACACCCGAGGATCGGGCCCGCGTGGCCCTCGCGCAACCCCAAGTCAAGCAAAAACGCCACGCCCAGGCTGGTCTTGCCCGATCCATACCCGCCCGACACCACGCGGATGCCCGGCCCTCGGTCGGCCAGCACCTCGAGGTGCCGCTGACCGAATTGCGCGACGCCACGGGCAGTCACGCATCGCCTCGGTCGTAGGTCGTCGGCTCGTCTGCGTCGACCTCGCTGGCCTCGTGCCCCTCGGCGAGGTCCGCGCTCGTCAGCAGCAGCGTCGCCACCGCGCGCGCGGCATCGGCGCTCATCTCGGTGCGCGTCGACCCGAGCACGAGCACGACCACGTCGCCGCGCACGATGGTCCCGATCCCGTCTTCGACAGGCTGCCTCATTCCGCCGCCGTCGTCGTCACGACCGCCGGCACAAAATCAACCGTGTCGACCTTGCCCGCGTCATCCTGCACCGGCTGCGCCTCGGCGACCTTGCCCAAGTGACGCTCAAGGACAAGCTCGGCGGCCCGAAGGCGCACCTTCTCGTCGTCGCTTTTCAGGCACCCCCGCAGCGCCTCGAACGCGTCGGGCACAAGCGAGGCGAACGCCGCGAGGGCTTCGGCGCGCGTCATCACGCCAGCCGGAAGCTTCGGCCGACCGCCGGGATTGCCGGATTTGCCTTTGACGAAAGCCACGCTGGCACGTTCCTTGTTTTTCGTTGACCTGAAAACCAGCCTACCACAAACGACGACGGGGGCACCATGCCCCCGCCGCCATCCGTGAACCGCGCTTGCCGTCGAGGTGTAGCGCGGCGCTGCGTAGCGCGCAAGTCAGACCCTTGTGAGCCTGCGAACTTCAAGTGCCGCAGCGCGCAGCTCGTTTTCGCTCGTCAAGCTTGCTTCGTGCGCTGCTTCCGCTTCCGCTCGCACCTTCGCTGCGGCGTTGAGCACCAGAGCCATGGTGCCTGCTTCCAGTGCGCCGCGCGTCTATGCAAAGCCACGAAAGAGCAGATCAGGCGCTAAAGCAAAACGTTTTGCCTTGCAGATCACGCAAGGCACGCGGGCGTGACCAGGGATCACCGGGAGGGCGCGCCAGCCGCCCCGCAGGCCCCGCCAGCCGCCCACCTGCCCGCTTGCCCGTCCCGCAGGCCAGCGCACGCCAGAATGCGCCACGGGCTGCACAGCGTGGCCGGCAAGCTGCGCCCGAGGGCGCGCAGGCCGGGCAAGAGGGCGTCTTTTCTACTTGATCTCAGGTTGAAAAAAAGACCTACCCTCTCGGATATATCCAAGAAGAAAATTCTTCATATTCATAGTGGGGGTTATACCCCGCCACCAACATGTACCCCCCATATGAAGATGAAGGCGGTTTTTTGCCGCACCCCCTACTGGGGTGAGGACCGCCGACAATCTTCGCCCTTGACAACAGTCTTAGGCATGAGGAGGGGACACATGGCGAGCATTCTACCACGCCCGCAGGCCGCGCACAAGGCGCAGACAAGCCTGCGCCCGCGTCGCTGCGGTGTAGAGCCACCGTCGCTGCTCCTCGTCGGTCTTGCCGATAATGCGGTCATGGTCGACGAGCACCCGCCGGGCCTGTGATCCCTGCGACTTGTGGCACGTCAGCGCCCACCCGTAGGTCATGATCAGGTCGTCGCGCTTCTTGCAGTCATCCCATCCAGGCGGCGTGCCCGCCGCGCGTAGCCGCATGGCCATGCGGTCGTCTTCGATGATCTGATCTCTGTAGTTGTCGAGCACCGCTTTGTCGGTTTCGTCGACGAGCGCCAGCGGTGTTCGTGCATAGCTAACCACGCAAACGTGACCAGGATCGAAGTCGCGAAACCGATCCACGCGCACAAGCTCGCCGTTGACCACGCCATGCTTCGGGCTGTTCATCAAAACCATCATCACGTCGCCCGCTTCGGGCATGACGTCATCGCGCCCGCTGGCCCGCAATACGCGCCGCGCAAGCCGGTTGATGTGCACGCGCTGCCGATTCGTCCCGACTATGATCATCCCGTCGCCGTCGCCGTAGGTCCAGCGCACGGCCGCTTCGGACCCTTTGGCATGCATCTGCCCGCCGCGAAGGCAAACCAGCGGCGCCGAGCTTTCTGGTTCGCCACCGAGACTCATGGCGTAGGACAGCGCCGCGCCGATTGAGTCGGTGCGGACAAGCGACGCAAAGCGCAGGATCGGGCTTTCTTCTTCTTGACGGTGAATTGTCTCAAGCTTCCACGTCGGATGCGCCATGACGCCCGCGCTTCTGCCGATTGCGGGAAGCTGGAAATGGTCCCCAACGTAAAGAAACTTTGCGCCGGCCGCGCGCGCCTTGACGAGCAACCAGACGTCTTCTGTGAGCATCGACGCCTCGTCGACGACGACGACATCGGGCACATCCGCGTCAACCTTTTGCCTCCATCGCAACTTGCCTTCATCGTCCTTGACCGGATGAAGAAATGCCCGATGGATCGTCGACACTTCGGCGTCGACGCCGTAGCGCGCCAGCGTGTCGCGTAGCACGAGCGCCGCCTTTCCGGTCGGTGCCACCCACGCCACGCGCACGCCGCGTCGCCGCCACTCCTGCGCCACTTGCGCAAGCGTGAACGTCTTTCCACACCCGGCATAGCCCGCAAGCGTGGCGTCTTCGTCGCTGCCCTTGTCGATCGACCACGCCAAGATCCCATCGTATGCCCGCCGTTGATCGGGCGACATCGTGGCGCTCATCCCTCACCGTCCCTCGCCCCGGCCGGCGCCTTCGTCTTCACCTTGAGCAAGCCAGCCGTGCCGTACCGCTCCTCTTGCCCGCTCTCCTTCCAGAAGATCAGCACGTCTTGCACGCCGTCGGCGCCGAGGTTGGCCGACCGCATGAGGTTTGACCGCGTCAACGCCTCGCCGCGGTCGCTCAGGCGCGCCACCGCGCGGCGCACCTTCGCTACCTTGCGTTCCCACGGGTCGGCGCCTCCCGCCTGCGACGCCAGGTGCTTTTCGATCACGGTCGCGCTGTGCTCCGCGATGTCGCAGGCCAGCCGGATGATCGTGAGATCGATCCGTGGGATGCCGCCGCGCGTGTCGCTGGCGACGGCAAGCGCAAGCGCGATGCGCTTCGCTTGCTCCGCCGTGCGGCCCGTGCTGCCCTCGACCATCTCGTCGGTCTGCTTCCGCCGCCGTTCGTCGCATGCCTCGCGAAAGTTGAGCAGGAATTCAGCCGCCGCCGGATCGATCGTGACTTCGTCGGGGACGTACAGTGACACGCCATCGGACGGCACACGCGAGATCCACGCTTGGTGCGCTTCGCGCGCCTTGTCGACCGCAGCCACCAACGCCGGATCGATCGGCCCGCGCTTCACCGCGCGATTGAATCGCGGCAGCACCGATAGATCGGTGAACCACACATGCCGGCCCATGTATCCATCGCGCGTCGACAGCGATGACAGCGCATCATGCAACGCCTCCGGCGTCGTCGACCCGTAGAGCACAATCGTGGGCGCAATCATCTCGCGCTTTCCGCCGCCCTGCCCCTGCGGCTTCGCGAAAGACAGCGTCTTCGTGTTCGCCGACGTGATCTTGAGCAACGCGCCGCGCAGTGCGCCCATCGCGACGTTGTGGTCGTTCAGCATCACTTTCAATTGCGGCCCGTATTCGTCGACGACGTAGGCTTGCCCGATCTGCGCCTTGACCGCCTCTTCGAGCCCGGCGAGGAAAGACGCCGACGACACGAAATCATCGGGTCCAAGAATGGCGCCCCATGTCTGCTTCAGCACCGCGACAACGAGATCCTGCGGCGCGCCCTTGCCCGTCGACGTGCCTGCTACGGAGCACACCACGATGCCAGACGTCAGGCCCTCGAAGACGAATCGACGCATGCCGAGAATCGAGCAAAGCGCGAGCCCGCCGCCGAGCATCAATCCAGGCTGTCGATAGTCGACGCGCGCTTCCATCTCGCGCGCAAAAAGCCCCGGTATCCCCGGAAGTGCCGCAAAGCGCGCCCATAGCTTGTCCGCCACGATGTCGGGTGATACCTTTTCCACCGTTCGCGCCGTGTCCGGTCCTCCTTGGACAAGACGCAACCTGACCCCGGCGTCGTCCCCCGCCGGGGTTTTCTTTTCGTCCTCGCCCTCGGCGTCGTTGACGTCCTCGCCCTCGACGTCGTCCGCGTTGACATCTTCTCCCGCCGCCGCCCTATCGGCCCACTCGTTGACGCGCGCGAGGATCTCTTCGTCGACGTCGTCGAGCGTGTAGAGGTAGCGGTCAAGCTCGCGCGACTTCGGCCAGATCGGATCGCCCTTGCCGTGGTTGATCCCGTCGCGGATCGTGGCCTCGTCTTTCGCCTGCGGCCCCACCCTTTTTCCCTGCGCCCGCCACACGCCCAGCACGCCCACGAGCGAGGAAAAAACCTCGCCCTCTGACAGCGCGTGGGGGACGTATCCACCGAGCAGGCGCGCCGTGCGCAGCAGCGCGTCGTGCTTTTGTTTGTCGGGCACGGCGCCGAGCTTGCCAAGCTCGCGCGCGAGCGTCGCCGCGCCCCACTGGCGCACGGCTTCGGCCTCGGTCATCGCCTCCGCTGCGATTGACGTCTTCGGTCGCGCTGCGTTCGCCGCCACCGTCGCGGCAAGGCTCGCGCGCGCGTCCTCGACGATTGCCGTCGGGTCGAGCACCTCGACGCCGCCGGAGGTCCACAGCGGCGCGTCATTCTCCCACCAACCGCGCTCAAGTGTGCCCACGATCAGCGGCGCGCCTGCGTAGAAGTGCAGCCGGCAGGCGTCTTTCGTCGAGCCGTCGACGGCACCACGAAAGAGCGCCTCGCCGATGCGCGACCAGACGGCCAACCACAGGCCGGGCGTATCCTCGACGACGACGGGCGCCGCAAAAGGCACCACGATGCGCCATGCGCCGCGCGGGTGCTTCCAGCCATGCCCGAACGTGGTCCAGCCCCAGTGCCGCACCCCAGCCGATTCCAGTGTGCGCAGGATGCCATCCACCACGTCGTCGCCTACGTCGTCGAGGTCGGCGACGAATGCGTGGACCTCGACCACGTTGGCTGCCTTGCGCGTCGTGCCTGCCTTGAGCACGACAGGGGCGAACGCCGCGCCACGCTCTTTTGTCTCGGCGTGCCGGTAGATGTTTTCCGCCTCGCCCGGTCGATCTTTGACCTCGTCCTCGACGGGCGACCGCACCAAGGGCTTTTCGACGAACGCACGGCAGCGCGCCTCAAAGTCGTCGACGGAAATAGAGACAAGCTCAGGCCGAACGGCCTTCGCGTTCTTGAATTCGCTGATTTTCACCTATCCTCCTTGCGGCGTCCCCACCGCTTCCGAATCGCATCCTACCGCGCACCCTTGCGGCTGTCACGCCATGCGCTATGCTCGTCACGCGTCGCCGTCTCTCCCTCGTCGATGCGCCCGGCTCACGCCGGGCTTTTTTCTTTTCAGAAGGGCAGATCGTCGCCATTGAACGGGTCGGCTAGCTTTTCCGTCTCCGTCGTCGCAGGCGCATCGCCCGCGTCGTCATCTGCGCCAGGCTGCCGCCCTGCCTCCTGCACTAGCCGCACGACGCGCGTGTAGTCGCCATCGGGCTTGGTCTCAATCGACACCACGCGCCGCATCTCGCCCGCTTTCAGTCGCTCGACGGCTTCGGCCACCGTCGAAGGCATCTTCGTCCCGACGTGCCGCGCCCACCACGTCGAGGCTTTCGCGGCGGCGAAGCCCTCGTGCTCGACGCAGATCCACTCGCTTGCGATCTTCGTCGGCACCCACGCCGACGACGCATCCGGCGGCTCGGCCGCGTAGTAGTCGACGCGCACCGTAGGTGGCCCGCCACCCGTGCGCTTCTTGTGGACGAAGAATTCCACGTTCCCCACCGCGTGCCTCGCCGACGTGGCGCGCCTGCCGTCAATCGCTCCTGTCGACAGCACGGGCAGAGACGACGCCTGCTCGTTCGCCCGCTTCTCCGGTGGGCGAAACTCGCAATCACACTCGCTACACATCCGCGCCGACGCCGGTTGCTCGGCGGCACAGTTGGCGCACGTCTTCACGGGCGCCTCGCCGCCACCCTTGCCCGTCTTGGGCTTGATCCTGACCTCGTCGACGGGACCGTGCCTTGCGATGTTCCCGCCGTAGTCAAGCACCAGACAGTCGGTCTTCCCTTCGGCGGGGCGCATTCCGCGCCCGACAATTTGGACGTACAGCGACGGCGACAAGGTGGCGCGCACTATCGCGAGCACGTCGACGACGGGCGCATCGAATCCCGTCGTCAGCACGTCGCAGGAGACGAGGCACGGCAGGGCACGCCGACGGAAACGACCGATGATCGCAGATCGCACCACAGGCTCGGTGTCGCCCGTGATGACAAGCGCCTCACGTCCTCGGGCCTGCACCGCCGCGGCCAGATGGTGCGCGTGCTGCACGCTGCACGCGAAAAGCAACGCCGACGTGCGCCCACTGTCGAGCGCCGCCGTGACGTCATCGGCCACGCGCTCGGTCACGGTGGCCACGTCCGCGGCAAGCTCGAGGTCTCGCGCGGCGAATTCCCCCGCCCGCACGGACAGGGCGTCGGTGTCGATCTGCGCCCCGACCGCACCCGTCACCAGCGGCGCGAGATACCCCTGCGCAATCAGGCTCGCCACGTCGACACGGTAGGCGATCGACGTGAATAGCGCCCCGTCGCCTTGGGTAAGGTAGCCCTGTGACAGCCTGTACGGCGTGGCAGTCAGCCCCACGACCCGTAGCGCGGGATTGATCTCGCGCAGGCCACGCACGAGCGTCTGATACTGCCCGTCCCCATCCGGGGGGATGAGGTGCGCCTCGTCGACAATCAGCACGTCGACCACGCCCAAGTCGCGCGCCTTCTTCGCCACGGTCTGCACGCCGCAGACGGTGATCGGTGCTGTGCCTCGCTGGCCCAGCGACGCGGACCAGATCGCCACCGGAGCACGCTCCCCCCAGATCCACCGACACGCCGCGGCGTCCTGCTCGATCAACTCGGCGCGATGCGTGGCGATCACCACACGCCCGCCGCAGTCCTGCACGACGACGCGGGCAAGCTCGCCGAGGATCGCAGATTTGCCCCCGCCCGTGGGCACCTCGACGAGCGGGTGCATTCCGCCGCGCTCCCAATACTTGAGCACCGCGTCGACCGCGGCTTGTTGGTAGTCCCGTAGCTTCACCCGATCACCTCCCGATCACGCGCAGATCCATCCCGCGCCGCGTTGTGACGCCACCTTAGCCTTGATCTGCATTTTCGTCAAGCGAGCGCTTGACACGGCAACAGATCACCGCTAGGATGACTTCACCAACGCGGCGATGCCGCAAAGCAGGGAGACGCAGACATGCAGACCACGACCATCACCACGAAGTCCGGCAAGACCCTCCGCATCCGCATCATCCGCGGCGCCACGACGTGCCACGGCGCGCTCGTCGCCCGCAACGGCCGCATTGTCGCCGAGTGCGACACAGTCCGCCCGGCATTCGCCGTCGACGCCGCCGAGCGTGACGCCGTCGCCCTCGCCGCCCGCATCTGAGCACCGACACACACAGCAACACAGGGAGATCACATCATGTCGTGGACCACACTCCGCCCCGCTTTTCGTCGCGCCATCATGCGAGAGGCCGTCCGACGCGGCATCCCCGTCGACATCTACTTTGCCCAGATCGGAGGCTGACATGCAGTCGCTCAAGATTCGTCTGCGCGAGGCGATTGATGCCCGCGCACCAAAGATCCTCGTGTACGGAAACGCTGGCGTCGGTAAGACCACGCTGATCGCGTCGCTCACCGGGAAGATCCTGATCATCTCCGCGGAAGCCGGGCTGCTGTCCCTCGCAGGCGCCGACATCGACGCCGACGTGGTCGAGGTGACCTCCATCGAAGCCCTGCGCGCCGTCTACGCCGAACTGCGCGCTGGCGACCACGGCTACGCGTGGGTCGTGCTCGACAGCGTGAGCGAGATCGCAGAAGTCGTGCTGTCGAGCGAGAAGGCGAAGACCAAGGATCCGCGACAGGCGTACGGCGCCTTGTCCGACGAGATGGTCAAGATCATGCGCGCCTTCCGCGACCTTTCCTGCGGCGTGTACTTCTCCGCGAAGTTGGCGAGCACGAAGGACGAGGCGACGAGCAGGGTCAGCCACAGCATCGGCATGCCAGGCGCCAAACTTGGCGAGGCGCTGCCCTATCTCTTCGACGAGGTCTTTCGCCTTGTCGTCATCGACGAGGACGACGGGAGCGGGGGCAAGGTGGCGAGCCGCTACTTGCTGACCGCCACCGACGGGAAGTCGGTAGCGAAGGACCGCAGCGGCAAGCTTGACGCGTACGAACCGGCCGACTTGGGCGCGGTCGTCGCGAAGATCACGGGTTGAACGACTGGCCCACGTCACGGGCCACCAGCCGAACGCGCGAGATAGGCACGCGCCAACACGACAGAGGTACGACGTGAGCGACTGGAACGACGACAACAATGGCACCGACGACATGGATCTTGGGTTCGACACCGCAACGGTCGAGGCGCCGTCCTTCGATCTCTTGCCGCCAGGCCGGTACCGCGTGACGTGCACGTCGGCGAAGGTGGCGCCGTCGAAGAACAACCCGACGACGATCATGGCGAGCATCGAAGAGACGATCTGCGACGACGAGTCGCAGTACCGCGGGCGCAAGATCTGGTCGCGCTACGTCGTGGCCCACGCCGACGGAAAGGTCATGGCACGCGGTCGCGCTGACGTCGTGCGCATGCTCGCAGCCTACGGCGTGGGCGGGTCGAGCCTCGCGCCGATGCTTGAGCGCGAGTGCGTCGCCGCCGTCGACGTCGAGGCAGCCAAGGGCGAGTGGGAGGCGAAGAACAAAATCAAGCGGCGCGAGGCCGTCGCCGGTCAGGCACCCACCGCGCCGAAGCCCGCGGCGCCCACCGTCGGCGGTTCCGCTGCGGCGAAGCCTGCGGCGAAGCCTGCGGCGAATGCCCCGGCGTTCCTTGCCCGGCGCAAGGTCGCGCAGGGCGAGTGACATCCCGCCGCGTGTGGCCCCGAGCGCGGCAAACCGACGACATTCCGTCGTCGGGCTCTGTCGGTCGGAAGGTCGGGGCGCTTTTTCCGAGGTGTGACGTGATCGACAGGTACAGGGGACCGAAGCGAATCAGGCTCAACGGCGAGCGACTGGCGGCGTTGCGGGTCGCGAGAAACTACAGCTTGTCGCACGTCGCCACCGTGTGCGGCGTGACGCGCCAAGCGGTCTGCCTGTGGGAACAGGAACGCGCCGTCCCCGATGACTACTGCTGCGACCGGCTGGCGGCCCTTTTCGGCGGCGACCTTGCGCCGGCCCTTAGCGTACGGGTGTGGGAATGACGAGCCCAGCGTCGATGGAAAAGCAGCGTAAGCGCGAGGTCATCCTGCGCCTAATCGCGCTCGGTCTAACCGAGACAGTGATTGCCGAACGTGCAGGATGCGGGCTGACGATGGTCCGCAAAATCAGGCGCCAGGTACGGGAGGGCAAGTCGTGATCATCACAGCAGTGATCCCGATCGAAGGCTTGCGCCTCGGCGCCGCGCTCAACGCGCGCGTTCACTGGACCCGCAGGGCAGCACGCGCGAAGAAGGAACGGGCCACGGTGGGGTGGGCGATGCACGCGCACCGTCGCCCGATCCTGTCGAGGCCGCCGACGACATGCACGCTGGCGCGCATCGCGCCGCGCATGCTCGACGACGACAACCTTGCGGGCGCGTTCAAGTCGATCCGCGACGAGGTCGCCGCGTTCTTCGGCGTCGATGATGGGCCGCGCGGCCCGATCGCGTGGCGGTACGAACAACGCAAGGGTGAGCCGAAACAGTACGCGGTGCAGATCGCGTTGACATGGGGAGACGCATGACGGCGCATGTTTGTTCAAAAGGATGGCACACAAGCAATCTTGATTGGACGATTACATGTTACTGTGGCGCGCACATCTGCGACGTCGGACAAAACAGTCACAGCGATCGCGAGGCTTTGCACCTCATCGCCGCCGCGCCTGACCTGCTGGCAGCGTGCGAGGCGGTAGCTGCGACGACATGGAGCAGAAACACTGCGACGATCATCGGCGAGCAGGTGCGCGCGGCCATCGCCAAAGCGAAGGGGGCGACATGACGACGAAGCACACACCGGGACCGTGGTTTGCCGAAGCTGTCGATGGCCGCTGGTGCGTATGGGATGACGCCGGCATCGCCTGTATCTGCGACGTCCACGCAGGCGTCGAACCTGACCCGAGCGGAGCCGAGCACGCCCACCTCATCGCCGCCGCGCCTGATCTGCTGGCGGCATTGGAGGTTCTGGCTCGCAGTTTCAGTGCGGTGGCATATGCCGCGTGGACGCAGGAAATGCACGCAGCTGTCGCCGCCATCGCCAAGGCGAAGGGAGAGACGACGTGAAGCGCGCCCAATTTGTCTGCCATGTTTGCATCGACGCCGAACTGACGGCGAAGATTGTCGAGCAGCGAGACGCCGCCATCGAAGAACGCGACGAAGCCCTGCGCCTGTTGGCGGCCCGCGTCGAGGCAAAGCGACTGGACGCGGCGCAAGAGGAGATCGAACGTCTGCGTGCGGCCTGCACGCTCGCGCTTCGCATCATGGAGCGGGAGAACAGGGTGAACGTCCCGCCGTTCGCAAAGTTCATCACCGTCGACTTCGCCCCCGACGACGTGGCCGTGCTGCGCGCGGCCATCGCCAAAGCGCAAGGGGAGACGACGTGACCGGCCGTAAACCAGACACCGCCAAGCGCGAGCGCATTGCTGATCTGCTGCGCAAGGGCGTCGAAACGACGGCCATCGTTACACGACTCGGCTGTCACAAAGACCTTGTCCACCAAGTGCGAAAAGAGATGAAGGGGCAGACACCATGACGAAGAAGCCACGACGACAATACAAAGACGCCAACGGCAAGCGCCTGCCGGGCGTCACCACCGTCCTCGGGGTGCTGGAAAAGCCCGCACTGATTGGATGGGCCGCGACGGTGGCCGCGGAAGCGACGGCCGATGCGTGCGCCAACGGGCTGCCGCCTGACCAGGCGAGGATCCTCGGCAGGGCTGCGGTATTCGCTCGCCGCGACAAGGCAGCAGACCTCGGGACGAGAGCGCACGCCATGGTCGAGGCGCACTTCCGCGGCGAGGCCGTCGTGGTCGACGTGTCCGACCCCGAGTCGGCGAAGGTGGCCGAGTGTGCGCAGCGGGCCATCGCCCACATCGAAGCAACCTGCGACCGCGTCGTCGCTGTCGAGGTCGCCCACAGCGTCGACAGCGTGCCGTGGCGCATGGGCGACCTGCCCGGCTACGGCGGGACGCTCGACATGATCGTGGAGCGCGGCGGGCGGTGGTTCGTCGCCGATCTCAAGACGGGCAAGCACGCACACGACGAGGTGGTCCCGCAGCTTGCCGCGTATCGGCACCTATGGATTCGCCATCCGGACGGGACGGACATCGACGGGGGGCTTGTGTTTCACGTCCCGATCGACGGCGAGAACGTCAACGAAATTGCCATCGACAGCGAGACGCTGGACGCGGGTTGGCGTGTGTTCTGCGGGGCCTTGATCGTGTACCACGCACGCGGCAGCGCGAAGCTGCCCAGGGAGGCCCATGACGACGCTGGATGACCTACAGGCCCGGTGTGCGCGGTCGAGCCTGCGCAAGACGCAGCCGTGGGCGCCCCAGACCGACCGGCAGGCGATGGCAGCCCTGTGGCTGTGTGCGGAGGCGGGCGAGGTCGCGGACGCCGTGCGACGGTGGTCGCTGACCGAGGGCGACACAATCACGCTGGCCGAGGTGCGGGACGAGCTCGGGGACGTCTTGTGGTGCCTCAGCGAGTGCGCGACCTTGCTCGGCCTGACGCTTGAGGAATGCGCGGCGGCGCAGCAAGTGAAGCAGGAGCGGCGCTATGCCGATGTGATTGCACTTCACGACACCGAGGGTCCGACCTGACCTGTCCGTGGTACTCTCAAGGGTGGAGGATATATGCGACAACGACCGACGCCGGACGAGCTTGCGGCGATGACCGAGGACGAGATCCATGCGCTGTCCGCGGTGATGTTCGCCGAGGGTTCATTGAACAAGCTTGAGGCAGAATTCGGCGACGCGGAACGGGCGCTGGTCGCCAGCTATCTGCGGATGGTGGAGCAGCACCGGGCGATGTTCCCGCGACAGGAGGGGCCCCGTGCCCGGCCAACGTGACGAGGCGAAGTGGGCCCGCGCAAAGCGGGCCGTGAGCGAAAGCAAGGGCAAGCCCGAAAGCGCGTTCACCGACCGCGATTGGGGCTTGGTGCAGAAAATCTATAAGGAGATGGGCGGCACCTGACGCCCACGTCGACGAGGGAGAGTATGACAGCACAATTGTATCTCGGACGCTGGCAGGACGCGCTGGCGCAGATCGATCGTGTCGATGCGGTGATCACCGACCCACCCTACGGGGCCCGGACGCACGAGGCGACCAACGCCCACATCGCAGGCAGCGAATTGCCCGACGGCGCCGAGCGGACCGCCATCGCCTACGACGCGATGACGCCCAGCGAGGTCATCGCATTTGTCGAATCGTGGGCGCCACGGTGTCGCGGGTGGATGCTTGCCATGACGTCGCACGATCTGATTGGCGCGTACGAACAAGCATTCCGAAACGCAGGACGCGCCACGTTCGCGCCTGTGCCAATCATCCAGAAGCGCCCGCGCCTTGTCGGGGATGGCCCGTCGTCGTGGGCGGTGTATGCGATGGTCAGCAGGCCGCGGACGCGCGAATTCTCGACGTGGGGGTGCCTCCCAGGCGCGTACGAAGCACCGACAGAAAAGGGCGTCGGCATCGCAGGCGCCAAGCCCCTCGACCTGATGCGCTCCATCGTGCGCGATTACAGTCGCCCCGGTGACCTCGTCTGCGACCCCTTCATCGGGTCAGGCACGACGGCGCTTGCGGCGATGATCGAAGGCCGACGATGCGTGGGCAGCGAGCAGAAGCGCGAGCACTACGACATCGCAACCAAGCGGTTGGCGAACGGCTACACCCCCACCATGTTTGCGGAGTGACGACGTGGACACGCTACAGCAGCAGATCGACGACATGCGGAGGCGCCTCCGCGACCTCGAGAACAGGGAAAAGCTACGACAACGAAACTTCGTCAAGCGCCGCGATCCGGTGATGCGCGGCGGTGGCGAGGCCCTTGTCTTCGCTCGCAAAGTGGCGCAGTGGTCGCAGCGTGACCTGTCCCTTGCGCTGTCGGTGCGGCCGACGACGCTGATGCGGTGGGAGCGCAATATCGTCCCCATGCAACGATGGCGCGTCCTCGCTGCCGTCGAGGTGTTCCGCGCCTCTGGCGTGCCGCCTCCTGCGTGGCCGATCGATGGATGGGATGGCACCGACGACCTCGACCTGTGGAGCGTGCGCAATGGCTGATTTCCTTTTTTCCTGTGGCGTGATCGTCGACGACGAACGCCCGAAGCAACACAGGCCCGCGCAGGTGAAGTGCTACGAGGACGAGCTGTTGCCCAAGGTCGTCGTCACGCATCGACTCTGTGAACGATGCAAGCTATCCCCAGCAAGCGACTGCATCGCGCACTGCGCCGCGTGTCGTCGTGATATGATGTGTGCCGCAAAAGGAAAGGCATCCAAGCGCCGCCACGCTGTAGCGAAGGCGCTGGAGCACCTGCGCACCGTCGGATGGTTGGCGAAAACTAAGCAAAACGCCGTCACCGTCGACGAGTTGATCCGCGAGGGGTACGCAAGGATCGCAACCGCGCGTGACCGTGCGCGGCACGGCGTCGGCGACGACCGCGTGATTGTTGTGGAGGCGTCTTATGGTTAGCGAGATCCTGATTATCCTGTCGATCATCGTCGTGGCGTTCGCCCTCGGTGTGCTCGGTGTGTACGCGCAGGACACGGCCAGCGAACGACGGAGGCAGCGGCAAATGGACGAGTGGTGGGACAATCGCGGTGAGTAGCACCACGGAACGGACGGCGACCGCTGACGTGCGCACGATGACCGCCGCCCAGGCGCGGTACCATCTGACCCAAGCACGCCAACGGGTCGCCACCCTCGTCGGGATGCTGGACGACGAGAAGGCGCAAGCCGCGGCGCTGCGACGTGAGGTCGCACGCCTGCGCAGGTTGCTGCGCATTGTGTCGGACGCCGTCAGTGACCGCGACGGACCGTCTGGTTGAGCGATATCGCTATGATGTCGATGCTGCCCGCGCCGCTCGTCTCGGTGATCTCAATGCGGCGCTCCAGCGTCACCCACCGCGCCTCCGTGGGCTCGGGGTCGCGCCGCTTGATCCATTCGATGTTGGCGTACACGTTGCCCGCCAGCCCAGCGATTGCCCCCGCCGTCGACGTCATCGTTGTGGTGCGCGATGGTGAATCCGTACCGACGCCGTCGTACACGCGGAAGGTCGCCGACGTGGTGACAGCGGCGCCCCCCGCCGTGCGACCGACGGCCGCCAGGCGGGCGCGGGAATAGGGGACCAGTGGGGACAGTTGGAACGGACGCACAACGAAGCGGGCGATGATGGTCACTGTCGACGAGGACGGGACAGAGACCACCACCGACTCGCCATAGATGTCCGCGCTGCCGCCGAGGTGGCCGTCGGCGGTCCAGATAGGATGCGGGAAGGCGTTGCCCCACGGTGGCCCGCTGTGGTCGATGCCCATGAGTCCTTGCGGGTTTAGCGGCGTGGCAGGACCGTCGACGAAGAAGGGCTCGCCCGTGGCGAGCTCGTACAGGTAGCGCACGCGCCCAGCCAGCGACGCCGCGATCTGCGCCTTGGCCGGCGCTGTCCCTTTGACCTGCGCCTGCGTCAGCCATTCGGACGACACGATCTTTTGCAGTGGCGGCATCGTGACCTCAAGGATCAAAGGCGAGCGTGAAGCCAAGGACGATCAGCTCTTGCGTCAGTGGGGCCGCTGTCGTCGTCGACGTCAACAGGAGCGTGAAGTAGTTTTCTGCGCCCGCAGTGAAGCGTACGTCGGTGATGCTGGCGACGAAGTAGTCCGTGGCCCCGATCTGCGTCAGCGCCACCGTCGACGAATTGCCCGCCGTCGCTTCGTTCACGGTAAAGCGCCAATTGGTGAGCGTGTCCGCCGCCTGATACTTGGCGCACAGGATCTCGCATCGCAGTTTGCTTGACGCGCCTGTGGCGAAGGGCGGCATCCACTGACGCAGATACGTCAGGTTGATCGTTGTGGCTGTGTTCTGCGTCAGCGGGTAGCGCACCCACTGCGTCGGCCCCTGCGTCGGGGACGCACCATAAGTGCCAAGCCAGCCGCCTTTTGCCGTCCCCGTCGTCGGGTAGGACCCGAGGGCGACGCACGCGATCGGGAAGTCGATCGACGGCTCGGTGGTGAAATTTGCTTGATTCAGATCGCGCGTCGTCGTCGTCGTTAGCGCACTGTTTCCCGGCACCGGGGCGCCGGTCATAAATTCCCACAGCGTGCCGATCATGCGGTTGATCCGCGTCAAAACAAACGCATTCAGCGGCCGGGCGAACGACCCCACGCCTTCTTGTGTCTCGCCGCTGCCGATCTGGTTTTGCGCCACTGTCGTCGGCGTCAGTGTCGTCAGTGCAGGATATGGCGATCCGCCGGCCGTCGTTGTCACGGGAAGCAGCCCATTGGACTCGCCTGCGAAGGCGTAATCGGGATACAGGCGCCAGCCCACCAGCGTGTCGAGGGTCTGCGCACCTGGCAGCAGCCGGCGATAGACGAGGAGATATTGCCAGCCCGTCCCGAGCGTCAGCGAAAGCCGCTGCACGCCAGAGACAGTGCCCGTGTCCGTCGCGGTGACCATCGGCGTAGGGCCCGCGGTCAGCGTCCACGATGTGTTGCGGACCTCGACAAACACCGCATCGCTGACAGCGTCGCCACGTCGCAGGCAGTCGACCTCGAGGATGTGCTGTTGCTGGCTGCCGGCCGGGATAAAGATCGGCAGGGCGAGGATGTAAAACGTATCCGCGGTGTCCGTCGACGTCAGCTCAATAGAACGGCCAATGCGCTGCGAGGTCATCGGCAGGTGCAAAGGACACCCGCGGCCGCCGCCCGTGTGATTGATAGTCGTCGACGTGAACAAGCCGTTGACGTTGGTCAGTCGGTCCTGCACCTCGATGACGTCCTGCCGCAAGTTGTCTTGCCATCGCTCGGTGATGATCGCGTCCTTGGCGACTTCGCGTGTCCGTGATCCGAGGGGCATGTTATCGCCACCGTGGTTGGTTGTTGATCACGCCGCTGGCTGGCGCGACAAGGCTGCCTGTGATGTTCGGCACTGTGATCGCCATCTCCGACAGCGTGTAGCCCGTCGACGACGCGGCGCCGGTCGACGTGCTGCCGTGGTACGGCGACAGCACGACATAGTCGACCCCGTTCTCGATCGTGAAGCCGGGCGCCGATCCGATCACAAGTTGGTTCGTCGCAGGGATGCTTGACACACTGGTTGTGTGCGACGTGTTGGCGCTGCGATCGAAGATGCGCACGCCAACGCCGACGATGAAGTCGTTTGCAGGCGTCGACGTGCTCGCTGGGTCTGTCGTCGACAGCGTCAGCGTCGTTCCCGCGATGCTGTCGATGACGCACGCGGGGCAGACGACCACCAGCGGGTCAAGGATGACCAGTTGCACGTCGACCCGGCCATCGTCGTAGCGGGGACGCCGCGCGACGACGCGGGCCCGCACGCCTTCCAGCGTGCCGCCCTGCATGTCGGGCAGGGTGGAGAATGCCTCAGGCATCACCGTAAGGGTGACGGCGTCGCCGATGCGCAGGTCGAGGTGACGCAGGGTCAGCGACAGGCGGATCAGCCGTCGCGCCAGCCCCCCGTCGCCGCGCTGGACGTTGGCCAGCAGCGTCGGCAGCATGGCCAGCGGGACCGTCGATGGATGGGTGAATGGCGGGGCATCCAGGTTCGTCGCAGGCGCGTCCGAAACGCCGATGGAACGGAGCTCAAGGTCGAGCGTCTGCGGGGCCCGCGCGTATCGGCGGATCGCCACCGTGTCGACCAGCGATGTCTGCACAGCGAATTCGCGCGTCAGCGGCGAATATCCGGCCTGCACCTCGGCCAGTGGGAAGATGCTGCCCTCGTCGGCGAATACCTCGACGCGGCTGTCGGGGACGACGCTGGACGCATCCAGCGTGGTCGTCGACGTGAAGCGCGGCGTGGAGATGGAGAACACCGACAACCGGCCCTGCGAGTCGACACGGGTCGCCGTGTCGGACAACAGGCACCACTCCCGCAGCAGGTCCGCGACGGACATCTGGTCGTCAATGATCAGCGTCAGGTCCGGCGTCTCGATGGCCTCCCATGACGTGACATCAACGTCCGCCGCCGGGAAGCCTGCACCGAGACGCCAGCCCGGATTCGTCAGCGATACCGCCGCCCGGCCGGGCAGCGCGTCATACCCGCCAGCCTGCCCCTCGCTTGACCGCAGCGCGTAAAGCGGCGCCCGCCGGCTTGGCAAAATGGCGAGGGGGCGAAAGTTTGCGATGAACGGGAAAAGACGGGTCCCGAAGAACGATTCCGAAATGGACCCAAAGACGACAATCCGATCGGTGGCGGTGTTGACCGACGACAATTCGAAGATGCACGCCCTTTCGCCGTCTTCCGACGACGCGACGACGTAGGTGGGATAACTAGATCCCATCCGGAAAGCAGACGCGCCGCCGCTGTGCAGTTGGAATTCAATCGTGCCGCGCCCGCCCGACGTGCCGAAAAGCGGATAGCCCGACGTCGGCTTGACCGTCTCCGTGCGCAAGCCGAAGCCCACCGTGCGCTCGTAGTATTCTTGCGCGACGCTGGCCATCGTCAGCGACCAGGTGTCGTCGCCCTTGTGCCGCGGCGGCTCGTCGATAATCCATGTTCCTAGAAGTTGCTCAAACCCGCCACCGGCAGCGTCTAGCGTGTACCCGTACAGGTACGCCCTGCGTCCCGTCCAATTGGGCGGCACGACGTAAAACGGCTCACCGTCGGCGGCGGACCCCGCCGTGTCGCCATATATGGCGACGGCTGTTGACCCGAATGCTCCGCGCGTGCATCCCGTCGCCTGTGCTGGCGATGACGTCACGGTGCCGAGCGTGATCGTTTCTCGGTCAGAGTAGATGACCTGCCCCGTTGACAACGCGGCGACCCCGGTCGGATCGAAGGTGATCGTGGTGTCTGCCGTGGTCCTGTCGGTGCGGGCATACGCGACTGCACGTCGGTTGACCGCGAAAAGCGCGGCCAGCGTGCGGGTGCTGTCGTCGAGCAGCTCGACCGCCAGCGTGGCGGCCATTTCCCGTCGCTCCTGCATGTCGAGGACCGCTTCCCCCTCGTCGACGCGGGTGAGCCCCGCGAATTGCGTGTAGCCCGTCAGGGCCGTCGCCACGGCGGACGGGACGGTGCGCTCCACGAACGCCACGGGGATGCCCTCGACACGCAGGGCGAGGACAAGATCGACGTGGCGGTCAGGGCTGGCGATCGTCGAGTAGAACGTCACGAATCACACCTTAGCGTGCAAGCGCATATCCAGCGAGTAGAGCGGCACACCAGGGCCGAGGCGCGTTGGCGCGAAGCCCGACAGGGTGTCCTCGGCGAAGTGCATGGCGTCGACGCGCGTGGCGAGCGACAGGGGCGCCAGCGTGGTGCCGCTGGCGATGTCGGCAAGGTGCAAATCAAACGCGGCGCCAGCACCGAATCGCTCAAGGAACCCCTCTAACGTGTCCCATGGGCCAGTGAGGCCACGCTCAACCAGCATCCGCCGCTCGTCGACGAAGGCGAGGCCCATGCGCCACGACTGCATCCGCGCCGAGCGCGACACGCCTTGCACGCGCCCCGAGGCTGCGCGGGGGACGGAAACGACGCGCTCGCTGACGGGCTCGATTTCGCGCGGGATGTCGTTGCTAACCCACGATGCCGCACACGCCTGCGTCGACGTCTTGAGCGCGCCGCCGGGCGGGAAGTCGCTGCTGCTGTTTGCGCTGAATCCGATAAGACGTTCGTCAAACGTCGTCAGTGCGTTGGGCCACTGAATCCCGAAAGCATCCGATCCGAATCCTGCGTTTCGGGTGATGGTCAGTATCGTGTGCGGCGCAGAGGGGGAAATGCTGCGCGTGACGTCGATGTCATAGATGTTCGTCGACGCCGTGGCCGACTCCATGGCCTGTTTTAGCGCAAGGCAAAAGTCATCGGATGGGCCGACGGCGGACGCCGTCGTCGTCCTGACGTAGTCGCGCGCGGCTGCGCCGGTTTCGACCTGCACGCCCCACGCCTCGACGCTGCCCTCGGCTGGTCCGGTGCTGGCGGGGTAAAGGAACAGCGAATTGCTGTTGCCCGTCACAATGCCCGTCACGCTAAACGCGATCCGCCACCAGCCGTTCCCGCAAATCTGCGGCGGGAACAGCGTCCCGCTCCCCGACACCGTCGACAGCGTCGGGACACCGGTGGACGACCACGCGATTCGCACGAGATGCCGATCGACGTTGGCCGTCACGTCGTACAAATTGAGGTCGGTGAGGTTCGCTGTCGCCTTGCGGACGAACGCCGACACTGTGGACGTGGCGGAAATCGACGTAATTGCCCGCGTGATGAATTGCGACGTCGCGGCAGTGATCTTGTAGATCATGAACGACGACGCGCCATTTGGCGCGACGCCGTATCCAGGCACCGCGCCCACCGTGGCAGCCGTCGTCCATACGGAAAAATCCTCCGATGGCCAAATAAGGTTGCTCGTGTAGTTGCCGCGCAAGTAGTAGGTCCCGGCCGGGATGACCGCTGTCGCCGTCGTGACACCTTCGCTGAATCGGATCGAATTGTTCGCGCTCGTCAGGACGATCGCGGGCAGGAGGACAGGATAGGTCATGCTCCGGACCTCCGATTACCCGTGCGCTGGACGCGGGCGATTTCGCGTGCGGTGTCCTCGGGCAGCGGCCCGCCGACACCATAGCTGATATTAATCACGAGGGGCCCACCGTCTCCGCCGCCGCGGGACGAGCGTGGGGACGCGCCTCGGTCGGTGGCGGACTTGTCTGGCAGCGGCCTGCCGATCTGGCCGCCGGCCGCCATGTGCTCGATGCCCGTCGCCGTGCCGCCCAGCGCGACACCAGACGCAATCAGGCCCGCCGCTGCTGCGCCCTGCGCCGCTGCCAGTGGTTGCAGACCAGTGAAAGCAGACACCACAGCGCGGCCGCCGAGGTCGATGCCGCTGCCGATCAAGGCTTGCCCAGCGGTGCGCATAAGCATCGTCGCAAGCGCCGCCTCAGCGTTTTCCTGTCCGGTGATCACGTCGTCGAGGTATTGCTGCGTCCCTGCCGTCAGCGTGGACAGCGTGCCGGTCGCCACCGATTGCAGGTCGCCGAACGAATCGGCGACATCGCGGCCAGCCTTGATCCACGCCAACGACCAATCCTCGGCCATAGCGGCATTCTTGGCCGCCTCGACGGCCATCGCTTGCATCTCGGTAGTCGCGGCCGCACCCTGCGTGCCTGCGCCAGCGCCGCGGATTTCGTTGTTGACGAAACCGCCGGACAGGGACAGGGACATGCGCTCCAATTCCAGCTTCTCTCGCTCCGCGGCCGCCTCGCGGCGCATCTTGGCTACTTCCTTTAGCTGCCGCTCCTCCTCCTCCATGCTGGAGACGAAGATGGCAAACTTGGCGTCCGCCTCCTTCTTGGCGTTGTCGATCCGCTGCTTGCTTCCCTTGGCCTCGGCCTCGGTGATGGCGTTCGCAGCGTCGACAGCTTGATCGATCCTCTTTTGATCTTCCTTCTCCTGCTCGATGCGGGCCATCGCAGCCATCTTGGCCATTTCAAGATCGAGCTTTTCGCGGGCGTCGATCGCTTGCTTCAGCATCTCAGGCGAGACGAATGGATTTCGCGTCCGGTACACGATGTCCCGGGCCATGTATTCAGCGCGTGATTGCAGATTCTCCATCTGCGCCCCGCCCTTCGTCGCTGCTTCCAGCACGCCAAGGCGCGCCCGCCCGCCGACGGCGTCGATCATCGCCTGCGCTTCCTTGGCCGCGATCTCGATGCGCTTGCCCTGCTCCTCCATCGCAACGCGCGTCGCGGTGCCTTGTAAGTCCGTCAGTTCTTTCGACAGGTCGGAAATCTCTTTGCGCAGATCGTCGACGTATGACCCGGCAGTTTCCGTCCCTGTCTTGGCGGCATCGCCGACGTCGATGAAGCGGTCATAGACCTGAAAAAGCGCGGTGGCGGCGATGCTGATGCCGCCAGCGAGGCCCATGCCGCCGCCGAACGCCTGCACGACTTGCGGGATGTTGTTCAACATGCCGCGAAGCCCATACTGCGCATCGTCTGCCGCTTGCGACAGGGTCATTAATTTCAGCGCAGCTTGATTGCCCGAGCTTTCTACCTTCCGCATTTCGGTCGCAACCGAAGCGATGGAAGGTTTCAGCGTGCGTGTCTTGCCGTTCAGCCGATCAAGCTCGGCGTTTAGTTGCCGCATTTCGGCTTCGTAGGCCTTGGTGTTGCCCGTGCCGGAAGCCATGGCAGTCGCCAGCGCCACGATGTCGCGCTGATATTTCTCGACCCGCGTGTCGATCGCAGTGACTGCGGCGACGGCTTCGCGCTGCGTCTTCTCAAACGCCTTTGTCGCAGCGTCAGCGTCGCGCAGGGCCTTTTCGGCCGCCTTTGTCTCATGATCGAATTTGGCAAGCTCGGCGATTGCTTGGTTCGCGTCGACGGTGATGACTGTCTCGATCGTCTGGCCCGCCATCATCGCCTCCGCGGTGGGGCCGCCGTGGCGCTGCTTCGCGCCGCCTCGGCCTGCCGTGCGTCGTCGGCCATCTTAGCACTTCGCCCGCGGTCGATGACGGCAAAAGCATCGACAGCGTGCGTCGACAGCACGCGCAGGGCCTCGATCCCCGGCCTGCCTTCGCAGGCCCGCCACAGGGACAGCGGCCCCGTCACGTCGGGGTGATTGAGCAGATGGCGCCGTGGACAGGTCCGCGTCTCGTGCTCGGTGGCGGCGAAGAAGGACATGGACGCCCCACCGTGGCACCCGAACGCCTGCCGCCGCGCCCCAGGGCAGCGCGAGCAGTCAAATTCGCTCAGGTCGACGGCGGTTGCTGCCCACAGCGCAGTGCTTTTCCCGGGGGAAGCTCAAGGAAGTGTCGCGCGGCGACGTGTAGCGGCACCAGAAGCCCAGCGAGGCGCAGGGCGGGCATGGACTCGGCCACGGTAGCCTTCATGCCCTCCAGCCCGTCTAGCTTCGCCACGACGCCTACGATGACCGTTTCATACACGGCCTCGAGACGGGAGTAGGCGTCGCGGCGGGCCACGACGTCGTCCGACTTGATGCTGTTGCGGATCGCAATCCACGCCGCTTGCGTCTGCGCGGACCACAGGCGACGGGTGGCGTCGTCGACGATCCGCATCGTCACCACGATCCCGTCGAGGTCGGGGTCGGGCTGGTACTCGCCCAGCGGCTCCAGCGCGTTGCCGTCGGTGTGCGCCAGCAGGTCACGCGCAGCCGCAGCGACCTTGCCGCTGTCACGTTCGCCGTGGGCGAGGCTGGCACGGGCCACCGCCTCGGCGACCTCCTGCCAGTTGGTCGCGTCGTCGAGGGGGACGCGGGCCTTGCGGCGTGCGTCGATCTCGGTCTGGCGTGCGGCACGCGCGGCCTCATGGGCCTCGCGCAAAACGGACAGCAGGGCGACTGGGTCGCCCTGCTGTCCGGGATAGATGAGGATGGCTGGCATCCGCCGACGCTACCCGACGGCCAGCACCGCAGGCAACGCCCCCGTGCCCATCGCCTGAAAACGCACGACGGGGAACGCGCCGCCGGCCTGTACCGACGCGCGAAAATCCGCGGTGGGCAGCAGCGCATACACGCAAGCCCCGGCCTCGGTGCCGACCTGCAACGCCACTTCGCGCACCGTCGACACGTCACCCGCGCTGTCGCTGTCGCCGAGGAGCTGATTGATCGACGGCGTGCCGCTGCTGTCGACGAGTTCGGCCAGCGCCGTCGCGCCCGCCGAGGCGCCAAGGTAGAGCTCGCCTTCGACCATGAACGATTTTCCGTCGCCGGTGCCGCAGACACCGCCCAGGCGGCCGTTCGCGCGGCTCGCCGTCTCGCGCACAGCCGTCGCGCAGTTGTAGGTGATCGAGCAATTGCGCAGCAGGAATTCGGCTCCGTCGAGGCGGAAGATCCCACCGTCGGACACGATCGGGCTGCCCGCCGTCGGGTCGGCGTAGGCCGGGTTCGCCTCGGCCACGTCGGCAAAGGACGTCGGCGAGAACACCGACGACATGCCGAGGATCCCCGTGTTGGGGATCGCAAGGTCCATCGACATGGGGGCACAGCCGAAGTAATCGCGGCGCCAGTTGTCGCCCTCGGCCGAGAAGAACCCGTGGACGTGCTGCGTCACGCTGTCGCTGACCGAATAGACAGCGAACCGGAACACCGTCGCGGCATTCGTCGGCGTGCCGCTGTAGGGGTGGTCCAGCGTGACAGTCGTCGTCGACGCGCCGCCGCCCGAAGCCACGCGCCCAACCTGAAAGCCCGAGGAGGTGGCGAATCCAATTACGGCGCCGTTCTGCACGTTCGCGGCGGAGGTGAACGCCAGGAGCCCCGACGCGGGCGTGTGACCAGCAGCGGCGATGGTCGGGGCCGCGCCCGTCGTCGCGGGCGCCACCGCGCCGAACAGCGAGGCGAGCAGGTAGCCCTGCTCCATCTTCGCTTCCCAATCGGTGACAGCCGCGCCCGTGTTTGAATTCACGCCCTTGAATTCGGTCGCCACCGTGATGTCAGCGACGTCCTGCGCACCGCGGACGTGCGGGAATCGGCGGCCCGACAGCGACCGCAGGTTGCGATCAATGGGCGTCCGATTGCGCGGGAGGAACGACGCGCCGTCGTCGGTAAGCTGAAGCGGGACCAGCGTGCCAGGCGTGCCGGCAAAGGTGATCGCGTCAGCGTGCAGCGCATAGCGCAGGGTCTGCAGTCGGAGGATGTCGGTCATCGCGTGAACTCCACGTCAAGGGTGATGCGCAGCCGCTTGCCCCCGTCGACGTCCTCGACGACGAAGGGCCCAAGGCTGTCCCCGGCCGGCGAGACAGCGACGATCGTTGATGCGGGTCGACCCCAATTCGTCGACGTGGCGAGCGCCCGGATGATCTCCACCGCGTCCTCGACGATTGCGGTGTCCATCGTCGCGCTGTCGGCGTCCATCACATACTCGACGACGACGTCGACGGAGGTGCGGTAGCGCGTCGCCGTCGGCTGGACGTGGCCGATCGCGTTGCCCGACTTCGCCGACAGCCAGAAGCGCCGGCTGTCGCCGATGGGCTCGCCCTCGCTGCCGTTGTCGTCGTGCTTGAATTTCGACGGCAGCCCTTGCTTGCGCACGATGGGCGCGACACCGGCGACGATGCCGACGAGGATAGGGCGCACGGCGGCCCAGCTCATCGCGTGATCCCGACGTAGCGCGGGCCCTGCGATCCAGGCATGGGCGCGTCAGGCGTGACGTCGTTTTGCGACGCCGTCAGGAAATCGATCCGGTCCCACGTCGTCGCCTTGATCTGCTCGTAGGTCTGTTCAAGACGCGCAACGTACTCGGACGATGCCTGCGGCCACTGCCGCGCGAGGTGCAGCACGCACGCCGCGGCGTGCATCGGCTCCACCACGTCGTCGGTCATGATGTCCTCGTCGAGCACGCCACGCGCGGCGAGCGCAGGCGTGACGAGATGGTGCCAAGCTGCGTTGATCGCTTCTTCGAGCGTCGTATCGGTCGCCGACGCCAGCTTGCGCACGACGGGATAGGCCTGCGTCAAATGCGTGGGCGTGAGCGCGACCGAGGTGATGCGCCGGACGACGCGGAAGGGCTCCTCCCACTCTCGCGTGACGCCGTCGATCGTGGAGCGGAAAAGGACATAGCCAGCACCCGCCAGCGACGTCTGCTGCGCCGTGAGCGCCACTGACACGGCAATCCCGCGCACGGTGCTGTTGTTCCCGACGTCGCTGACCAGAGGCTCGGCCAGCCACAGCTCAGTGGATAGGCCAGACTTCGACGCGACGACGACGATCTCCCGTCCGGCGGTGGCGTCCGTGATCAGGTACCGCCGGCCTGCTACCCACGTCTGCGCGGCCTGCATGGTGATCGAATCGTCGCCCTCTTGATGGGCGCCCTGCGTCGTCGCCGACAGCGGGTCGATGGTCGCCGCGACGTAGGCGTCTGCCGCGTCGCTGGACCCCGTGCCGATACGTCGCGCCGTCGCCGACGTAGCGACGTGCGACGTCAGCACGCCATCGGCCGCGAGGCGCGGATAGGTCGTGATCGTCTCGGTCGACCCAAGGAGGACGCGCAGCATAGCCACTTAAATAACACGCACGGCGGCCGATGTCGACGGACCCCCCTGCCCGCGGCTGGCCTTGCCTCGTCGTCGTCGCTTGGTCTTTTCTTCTTCTTCCTCGGCTTCTTCCTCGGCCTCGTCCTCGGCATCATGCGCCACCGCGGACGAATTCAGCAGGCGAACGGCAAGCGATTTTGCGACGAACGCGCCGACCTCCATCCCGAATCCGATGGCGACGCATTCGACAATGATCACGATCAGGTCCAGCAGGTCCATCACGCCCTCCCGTCGTAGCACTTGCCGTCCCGCCAGAAGCGTTGCCCGGTGTAGATGACGACGTCGGCGGTAAAACGCCCAGACTCGCGCTCGACCCAGAATTCTCCATGCCCCTGCGTCCATCCGGTCGGGCCTTTCAGATAGGGCGCCTCGTCGACGGGGGCGAGGCAAGGAATCCCGAAGCCTCCGCGGACGTGCTGCGAGCCATCGGCGCCAGCGACGGGCATCGTGTGGATCTGTGCGCGGTGGCAGTGCCCGATAACGAGGGACATCCCGTACCGCAGGAGGTGCTGCTTCGCGTAGGCGTCGCCCGCGTACACCCCGTGGGTGAATCCAAGATGTCCGATTTTGTGGACCTTGCCGTATGACGTCGACGTGATGCCGAGGTCGACGAGGCCGAGGGCCGATTGCCACGTCTCGCGCCCGCGCAGCACTGGCGCCCTTTTGGCGACGTACCTGACGTATCGGTGCTCGTGGTTGCCCTCGACGTAGTGGATGGGGCGCTGTCCCATCGACGCCCGCAGCCGCGCGAGTTCGTTTTTCACGGCCTCGACCTCGGCAGCGAATTCGGGCGCTGGCTGTCCGTCCTCGTGCAGCGAGACGGAAAGGAAGTCAGCGAAATCGCCATTGATGACCAGCCGATCGGGCCGCACGTCGTCGAGGCGTGCGAGGAACGCACGCCAGGCGAACGGGTCATGGTAGGGGACGTGGACGTCCGAGCACACTAGGATGTGCTCGACGTCCTCGCGCGTCTTGTGCTTCTTCTTTGGCTTGGTCACGTCGCCCCCGTCGTCAGGTAGCGGCTGTCACCGTGCGCACGCTGATGACGCGGTACTGCTTTGGGCGCGTGCCCCAGACGGTGATGCCGCACAGGTTGACCGCGTCTAGCTCGGCCTCGCGCCCCGTCGCCGGGTCTGCGTAGGTGATTCGCTTGTTGCCGCTGGCGTCATGGCCCTCGCCCAGCAGCAGCACGAAATGGTCGCCGAACACGTCGCCAGTGTGGTCAACGTGCGCGATGGTCAAGCCGCCCCCGCGGAACGCCTCGCCGATCGCGCCGCGAAGTTGCGAGGCATCGCCCGTGATCTTCTCGCTGACGACGAGGCCAGCGAGGCCGCCGAGTTGCGCGGTGATCGCCATGCTGTGCAAAAACGCTTTGCGGTCGATGCCTGCCGAGTTGAGCAGCGGCGGCGGCATCTCCACGCCGCGCAGCACGCGGGCCGCCTCGCAGAGACAGACCAGCAGGCAGCCCGATCGGCCGATCGTCGACGGGCCAAAGCCCAACGTCGCCTGCGACCACCGCTGGTCGGCTTGCTTGTAGCGCGGGGTGCTCACTTGCGGCCCGGGACGCGCACCTTCTCGACGGCGCCGACGATCACCAGGGCAGCGTCCGCAATCCAATCGTTGGACGAGTCGCGGTCCTCTTTCACGCGCTTTGCGATGGCTCGCAGTGCGCCGACGACGATGTCACGCGCGAACAGTGCCAGCAGCACGGCAACGATGTTAACGAGCGCGTTGGGCGTGGCGACGTCCTCAATCATCTTCTCGATCATGGCTTCCCCTTGATGTTCCGGATGGCGTCCTCGAGACGGTCGAACCGCTTGTCGAGGTCCTCCCGCAAGCGGTCGACAGCGGTGCGCACAGCGTCGAGGGATTCCTTACTTGCCTTGTCGGCCTTCAATTCGGCAGAGACTTCTTCCAGCCGCTTGATCCTGCTTTGCGTCGTCGCCCACGCGGCGGCAGCGCCAGCGACAGCGGACAGCACAGCGGCGGCGATCTGCTCCATTTGCGAGCCCCCGAAACGGTCTGCGTAAGCGCCTTGGTGGATGCCAAGGGAGACGCCGCCGAAGCGGGATGCGCACAGCATAGCACGCCCGGATGCGCTGTGCAGCCCTATCGGTAGCGGTTGGCGACCGTCACCAAGAGAGACTTGGTGCGCCGGTATTTCTGCTCGCGCACTACCTCGACGGCGCCATCGCTGACGACGCCACCAAGGACAATCGACGCCGTGCCGAGCGTGCGCACGGTGCCCGTCGCTGCGGCCAGTGCATCGGCGAGGGCGATGGTGGCGGCGCCCACCGGGTAGATCGTCTGACCCGCGCCGAGCGCCACCGTGTCGTCGAGGACGACGGCGCCCGACGCTGCCTCAACCGCGCTGCCGATGCCCTGCGGGATGACGTCCGCCAACGTGGGCGCCCCGCTGGCGTAGGTGGCGACGATACCCGAGGCGGCGACCGTGACCGACGCCAGCGTGGGCGCGGCGGCGCCCGTGATCTTCTGCCCGCCCGCCGCGGCGATGGCGACCGTGTCGAGGGTGCGGACCAGCGTGCCGCTGACGACAGGTGTGCCCGCTGCCGAGGACGTGGCATCACCCAGCGTCGCGGCCACGCTGCCGACCACGATCGGCGTGCCGACGGCTGCGGCGACGACGTCGGCGAGGACGATCGCGGCGGTGCCCGTGGGGGCTGCGGCGCCCACGTTGCCGTCGGCCGCCACCACCACGGATGCCAGGGTGACGGCACCCGAGGACGTGACGCGCGGGCTACCCGTCGCCGATGACGTGACCGTGGCCAGCGTGATCGCCGCGGTGCTGACGATCCTCGGGCTGCCGGCGGCCGCGCTCGTGACCGTGGCCAGCGTGGGCGCGGCAGTGCCGACGATGCGCGGCGACCCTGCGGCGGCGCTGACCACGGTGGCCAGCGTGGGGACGCCGCTGCCATTGACCCGTGGCGAGCCAGAAGCCGCCGAGACGACCGTGGCGAGGGTGACCGCCGCGGTGCCCGTGATGGCCGCCAGCGGCCCGCCTGCGCCCGCTACGGTGACGCTGTCGAGGGTGGGCGAGCCCGAGGATGTGACCTTTGGCGAACCTGCGCCAGCCGATACGACGGTGGCCAGCGTGGGCGCACCCGAGGACGTGACGACCGGCGAGCCAGAAGCCGCCGAGACGACCGTGGCGAGGGTGATCGCCGCGGTGCCTGTGGCACCGAGCGGATCTTCCAGCGTGATCGGCGGGTCGGGATCGTGCGCAGTGAGCGTGGGCGCCCACTGCGTCTGCGCCCACGATTGGACGACGAGGCCGTTGCCGGAAATTTTATGCACGGCAGCGACCCCCTATCGTCTATTCAGCCCGACGCCGTGGCGAACATCCCGTTGAACGTGGGCGCGGTCGTCGCCGCGCAGTTGACGTCGAGGAACGAAAGCGCAGCGTCGTCGAAGATGCGCGTCAGATTGAAAGCCGTGTTGATGCCGTCGACGATCGTGATCATGTTCGCCACGACGCACGGCAGCCACGCGATCGGGTGCCCGATGAAGAACGCGACCGTTCCCGTCACCGATGCCGAACACTGCATCTGCGTCAACGTGCGAATCCCGTTGTCACCCGTCGCCAGCGGGCAGAACCATTGATTGAGCGGGTGATCGAGGCGGTTGACGATGCCGCTCGCGTTGCCCGTCACCGACGGCAGCGTTGCCGCGTTGCCGTTGTGATCGGTGTAGGTGCAGACGGTCCAGTTGTGCGCCGTAGCTCCGAGCGCCGCTTGAATCTCGATGCCAAGGAAGTTGCCATCGGCGGAATCGGGCTGGTCGTCGGCGGTGTTCTGGTAGCGCGTCGGCGTGCCGCTAACGGCCTCCGTCGTCGTCGACGACATCGTCTTGTTCACCTCGAAAATGCGATCGTACAGCAGCAGATTTCGCGGCGCGACCGATGACATCACGTCGGCGCGGACGAAATGCTGCGTGTCCGGCGAGGTCGGATTGACGAAGAAGAACGCGCCCTGCGTCGCGTCGGTGGGCACGTTGCCGCCGGGCGCGTTGCTCGCCGCGTTCGCCGCTGCCGGATAGGCGCCGACGCGCCACAGCGAATTGGTTCCGCCAACGACGGCAGTCGTGCCTGCTTTGTTGAACGTGAAGTCCCTGCGCTTGCCGAAGTTCGACACCTCGTTGATGAGGTCCGACAGCGACGAGAACCCGTGCATCCGATGACGCCCGGCGATCTTGGCGACGGCGTGATCGACGCGCTCGACGCAGCGTTCAGCGAGGCCGACGAAGTCGCCGCCATCGATCTTGCCCACGAAGTCGCCGCCGCGGCCGCACCACACGCCGCCCGCGCCGGGCACGCCGCCGATAAGGATCGGACGCTTCCCGTACCATCCGCGCATCGACGACGAAATGCCCTCGACTTGCTCTTTGCCCAGCCAGCGTTCCAGCTTGCTTGCGTTCGTGCTGCGGGTCTTGACGATGTTCGCCATTGGTTCCTCAGGTTCCGCAGACTCGGCCAGCATACGCCCCGACATCGGTTGGCGGTTCGTCCTCGGTGGATGTGGGCTCGCTCCCGTGACCGGGGCGCCAGAAGCCCACGATGGCCCCGCAGGCGTCGCACGCCCAAAAGACGTGCGTGGCCCCATCCTCGCCCGCAGGGGCCGCCACAGGCGACCACGCTGCGTGCCCGAGGTTTTGCGACGGATCGACAGCCTGCGACATCAATTGTTGCCGTCGGTGATCGTGAACGAGGTAATCTCAACAGGCTGGCCCGCCGTGATCGACGTCGTCGTCAGGTTGAGGTCGCTGCCCGACGTGGCGATGTCGCCATCGCAGACGAACGCGCCAGTGCTGTCGACGAGATAGAAGAACGCCGCGGTTCCGGTGTTGTTCGCGCTCGCGTCGGTGCGCGGCATCGACGAGAACGTCAAAACGCCGGTCGTCGACGTGCCGCACGGGTCGGCGAGGGTGATTTCGGCGAGCAGCGAGCCCGAGGGCACGCCACCCTTGGCCGGCTTGCTGCCGCTGTAGATGCGGACCAGGCCAGCGCCGGCACCGGCGTCGATGGCGGCGCGGATCTGGTCAACGCGGTTGGTGCGGACGCTGTCAGCGATGCGAATAGCCACGGGTCACTTCTCCTGCGAGCGCCGCTCGCGGTTGATCTTTTCGGCGCCCTCGCGGGCAATCTTGTGCGCCTTCTCCG